ACTTAGCTGATCGTATTAAAGCTATGAAGAACACAGAAAAAACAAGAGAGCAAAAGATAGCAGAAAGGATAATATATAACCAAGCACAATCAGTAAATTAACTCTTGTATTATTAAGTTATATCCCTTATAATGAGGGATATAACAGAAAGGACACAAATGATTAAGAAAGACACACAACTATTCAACATTGATATGTATTTCAATGTTAGATTCTACGCAAAGAAATATGGCAAGACAATTACTAGACGAGCCAAGTATGATGAGAATTGCAGAACTTGGATATCTAAGAAAGGGGATAACTGTTTATGTTATTATGATGTTGATGCAGATACGGGCAACAAGTATAGAACAGCAGTTAACTACGAGGTGTTAGCATAATGACAACAGAACAAACTAGACCAATGACAATAGAACAAATAAGAGAAGAATTGAAATCACTTCTTAAAGACTACCACTATCAAAGTGATGAGCAACACATAAGCAAGGACGTAGTGACAAGCTTAGAGAATATAATAGGAGCCTTAAAATGAAATATTGTCAAGGTCCGTTGTGCCATACATATGACACCAAAGACAGAAAGAAAGGACCGAAAGATAATAAGAGAAATGAAACAAGAAGAAGATCACAGTTTTATTATCTAGGTCGTAACGCGTGTTCAATGCAATGCGAACGCGATTGGTTTAATCAGCATGGCGAACAAGCTATCAATCATTATGGTAGAATACATGAGCCTAAAGTATTGACGCAAGATAATGCATGGCGAACTATTAGAAATTGGGGTGCCGATAACAATGCTTACTATGTATATAATTATCTAACTAAAGAGCAAAGACCAATAACAGAACAACAATATGATGACGATACATCTGTCAATGAGGACGGAACATTGAACATACAGACTAGACAGCTATAACTTTACTTACTAGAGTGGTGTCCTACTTAATCAGTAGGACCCGTTCGAGATCTCGACTAGCTTTCTGCTAGTTGCTTTAATCATATATATAAATAAAGGGGTCCCACTACTTTTGGTTTATTGCTTGATTTAGACAGTCATTCAGGTTAAAATCATTTTGGTACCATGGACTTAAATAATATAAATATTAGCAAGTTGCCTGCCGATGTAAGGAAAGAATTCAAACGCTATCGAGTAATGCATGCTGAAAAAAAAATACAAAATAAAGCTAAAGACGATTTTCTTTCTTTTGTTAAATGCGTTTGGCCTGAATTTATTGAGGGGCCCCATCATAAAATTGTTGCAGAAAAATTTAATAAATTAGCCACGGGCGAAATAAAAAGATTAATTATAAATATGCCCCCTAGGCATACAAAATCTGAATTTTCATCTTATTTGCTACCTGCATGGATGATTGGAAGAAATCCAAAATTAAAAATTATTGAAGCTACCCATACCGGGGAACTTGCAATTCGTTTTGGTCGTAAAGCAAAAAATTTAATTGATTCTCCAGAATATCACAAAATTTTTAAAACTAGATTACAAGAAGACTCCAAAGCAGCCGGTAGGTGGGAAACCGCTCAAGGTGGTGAATACTTTGCCGCTGGTGTTGGTGGTGCAATCACGGGCCGTGGTGCGGATCTCTTGATTATTGACGATCCACACTCGGAGCAAGACGCTATGTCTCAAAATGCAATGGAAAATGCGTATGAGTGGTACACCTCAGGACCACGACAACGTCTACAACCAGGAGCTTCTATTGTTTTAGTTATGACCAGGTGGTCAGTTAAAGATTTAACAGGAATTTTATTAAAAAATCAAGGCGCAGTCAAAGCAGATGAATGGGAAGTAGTAGAATTTCCAGCTATCTTACCAAATGGTAAAGCTGTGTGGCCAGAATATTGGAAAATTGATGAATTAGAGAAAGTAAAAGCAACCCTACCTGTAGGAAAATGGAACGCGCAATGGATGCAAAAACCTACTTCAGAAGAAGGTGCTTTAATTAAACGTGAATGGTGGAAGAAATGGGAAAAAGATTTTGTGCCGCCGTTACAACATGTTATTCAAAGTTATGATACAGCTTATTTAAAAAAAGAAACAGCCGATTTCTCCGCAATTACTACGTGGGGTGTATTTACTCCCAATGATGACTCGGGTCAAAACCTCATATTGCTCGATTCCATCAAGGGAAGGTGGGAATTTCCAGAATTAAGACGTCGTGCGCTTGCTGCATATAAATATTGGGATCCAGAAACAGTTTTAATTGAAGCAAAAGCTGCTGGACTTCCGCTGACATATGAATTAAGACAAATGGATATACCTGTTGTCAATTTTACGCCGTCTAAAGGAAATGACAAGCATGTTAGAGTCAATTCTGTTGCACCTTTGTTTGAATCTGGTATGATATGGGCGCCCACTCAGAAATTTGCTGACGAAGTGATTGAAGAGTGCGCAGCATTTCCTCATGGAGATCATGACGATTTAGTGGATAGTACAACTCAGGCAATTATGCGTTTTAGACAAGGTGGATTAATCACGCACCCTGAAGATTACAAAGATCCCAAGCAGGAAAAAGTTAAAAGGCAGTATTATGGATAAGTTTATAAAATTTTTAAAGTCGTTTGGTATGAATACCAAGCAAGCTGAGAGAGTTGCGGGCAAAGTTGGAAAAATTCAAGTTAAGATGCCCGGTATTGATGGTCGAATCATGACCAAAAAGGATAAAGGCAAATATATGCTTTTAGAAAGTCCTTTAATGTATGATCCTAACATTTCAAAGTATTCTATTGAGCGAGTTGGAGCCGAGGGACAATATTATCACTTATTAAACGAATATAAACTACTCGATGCAGAAATTGCTCGAACAAGTAAAGAAATTTTTGAAAATACTCTTACACTGGACAAAACTAAGTTAAAAAACTGGGAAACCAACATTGATAAGTGGAAAAGAACGCAAACAAAATTAAATGACTTAGAAAGTAAGTTTTATAAAGATAAAATCAAACCTGAAGACGCTTATTTGAAATATGAAAAAGATATGAATGCAACTAAAGCATCTTCTAAATATAATGAAGATTTTGACGCTAATGCACCTCAAACCATGGAAGAATTAGGTTACGAGTTTGATTTGATGAAAAGAAAGTCTGATGCATTAATAAAAGATATGGAAAGATCAAATAAAGAAATAGGTATTATTGATGATGATGGAAGACTTAATTTTAAAAAACTACTAGATGATCTAGGCCCTTCTCAGACTCTTAAAAACACAGGTACAAGAAGAGCTATTGCTAGACCTATTTTAATAGAAGCTCACAACAGAGGATTAATTCAATTGTCTGATGAACACCTTCGACAGCTTACTTCTGCTGCAGATATGCAAGGAGGCGGCGCTATTCGTTTAGTGACTGTCGATCCTGTGGATGTATTTAGATATCACTTTGGTGAAGATGCTTTTAAAATATTAGATGATATGGCACCTGGTTTATCTGAAACCGATATTTATACAGACTTAGGTAAAATGAAGTTAACAGATAAAGCTATGAAAAATGGTTTGCTTGCTAAAACCAAAGCAGGACCTGTTAAAGCCGGCGAGTATTTATCTCAAGATCAAATTAAAACATCAATTGATGAAATTGACGAAGCAATGAATCACATTGCTTATGGTGATGATCCTTATTGGGCAAGAGCTGATCCTGAACACAAAAAATTTACATTAGATGATTTAGCTAAACAATCAGAAGAATTTCAGCAGTATCTAAAACCAGAAAACTTCCCCTCTGATGTTACACCTTCTAAAGATAATTTATTTTCTGCAGATGGCAAACTTAACAAAGATGCAGTTTTAGATTCAATATTAGAATCTAAAAAAGATTTTGAAGTTATTTCAAAAGGAAATAAAAAATATGATGATATTACTAAAGCATTAGGAATTGATGCCAAACCTGGCTATCCAATTACTGAATCAGGTAAACCTGATCTTAAAGTAGTTGGTGGTAAAGACACTAAAGTTTTACCAGGTTCTGATGCCTATAAACAAACAGCTGCTAAAAGAGATAGACCTAACATTCGTCTAATGAAAAATTTTGAAAAAGAATTAACTGATATTGATTTAGCTCAAGAAGGCTATAACTTACAAGAAATTGATATTATAAGAAAAGCTAGAAAAGTTATGAAAGAAGAAGGACAGAGTCCTAATGATGCATTAGCTTGGGTAAGAGGTGAAATGGCCGATCAAGCCAAAATTCAATATGAAGATTTTATGCCTGAGTTTGATTGGGGAGATTTTCCAGGAGATACAGATTTCGCTGATGGAGGACGTGTAGAATAATGGCTTATTTTATTTTTAATCCACAAACGAATGAATTAGATAGTTCTGATAATCCCACGCCTATAAGAAAAAATTTAGGACAACAATATTTAAATAAAGGGGGAAGAGTAGGATTTAAAGACAGAGGATCTTTATCTCTATCTCCTGAATATAAAAAATTAATAGACATACAAAACAAACACAGATTTGCTCCTGCAAAAACTCGTATTAGTATGGCAGGAGAAGGAATAAGAGGAGATCAAGTTTATCCTCAACAAGATTTAGCAGAAGATTTTGAGATTTTAAGAAATAAAATAAATAATCCTAAAAAAACACCACCGACAGGAAGTGGGGGTATAGATGGAAGAGAGAAACCTTTAGCTAAACAAATTAAAAAAATTTATGCAGAGATTTTAGAAGCAACAGGGAGAAAGCCCTATATAGCAGAAATCATGGAAAAAGTGACTCTGGATAACTCTAAAACTTTAGATAATAAAAGAGTTAATATTAAAGAAGTTTTAAAAAGAGCTAATTTAGAATTAACGCCAGGGATGACAGCCACATCCAAAGAAACAAGAATTGCAAAATCAGCAGAAAGTACTAAAGCCGGCAGCAGAATTGAAAGAGTTCTTTCTGGTGCGGATAAAGAAAACCTTTTGGCTGATATTAGAAAATATAAAAGCGGAACAAGAGTTGGACCTCAACAAACAATGAATATTAAAGAGTTTGCTAAATATTTTGACGAAGGAACGGCTGATGCTGTTATTAGCAAGCAGATTAATCGAGTTGCTAATGATATGGGTTTAGATTTTAAAAAAGTTTCTAAAGCAGAAGAACTAGCCGCTAAAAAAGTAAAATATGATATTAAAAAAGCAGGTGATCCTAATAAAATTACACCTATAGGAACTAAAGATATGCCTATACATCATGGACGTTTAAAAGGAATAAAATTGGGAGATAAGATTCTAGCTATTTCTCCAAGCTGGAATGATATAGGAGAATTAGATATTAAAACTAATTCTGTAAAATTACAAAATTTTGAAAAAGCAAGAAATACTTTAGGAAAAGAATTACTCGAATTAGTTGAAAATAAACCTAAAGGATGGGAACGAAGAATTAAAGAAATTAATTTTTTAGCTAGACGCGAAAGCGATAAAATACCTAAAGCATTAAGAGGTCTTTTATATTTTGAAACTTTTGATTTAGAAACTGGAAAATTAAAACCTATTGGTGGCAATCCAATGAGATTTAAAGGAAAAAATAAACTAGGAGCTAATATACCATTTAAAGAAATGAGCAAAAAAGTTGCTAAGCGACTTGTAGCAAAAGGATTACTTCCTGCTATGGTTGCTAATCAAATGATGTTTGGAGATAAATATAAAACTTGGGATGGTCCCGGTATTTTATCTGATTTTCCTTTAACACCAGGCAAAGATGCTAAACAAACAAATGAGTTTTTGGGAATGATCGGAGATAAATTAAACATGGCTGAAGGTGGTATTGTCCCAAGGCTCGAGTACCGTGATGGTTCTATGATGGGTGACTCTAGAGGTTGGGAAAAAATGTTAGATAGCACAGACCCTAATGTGTTGGCAAAGATCGCAGCAAAAAATGCTGACGCAGATAGAAAAGATTATGAAGATAGACAAAAAGCTAATGCTGATGGTTACAAACATAAATCAGAATACAAAGATGACGAATCTTTTGGAATCATCCCTGCTTATCAAGCCGATGTTATGAAAAAATCTTTTGGAACTAAAGAAGGTTTAAAAATGACTGGAGCTAATTTAGGTAAAGGCGTTGTAGAAACAGCTGAGTGGATGGTTGAGATTGTTCCTCACGTATTTAAAGAATTACATAAAAAAGGTTTGGCACCTTACCAGTCTAAAGACGACATGGAAAAGTATTTAAAAGAAAATAATAATGAAATGAATTGGATGGATTTTTTATCTCCTGATTTATCATGGGGAGATAAAACAGGTTTATCTCAAAAAGCTGACGAAGGTTTAGAAGGTTTAACAAAAAGATTTGGAGAAGGAAATGTTCCCGAAGGTGTTAAATCAGTTGCCCTAGGTGCTGAGCTAGCTGGAATGATAGCAGATCCTTTTTTATTATATGCAGCTCTTCCCAAGGCTTTAAAAACGGCCTCTGCTGCGAAATTTAAAAAAATTAAAGAGGCTAGCGAAGGTCAGGTTGATATGGCTAAAAGAGATTTCATAAAAACAGTAGGAGTAGCTGGAATAATGGCAGCTATAGGTAAATTTGTACCTGATATATTAACAGGAAAAAAAGTAAAAGATGTGGCAAAGGTAGCCCGAACATTTGAAAGTGTTCAAGGAGGAATGCCAGAATGGCTTCCACAATTTATTTTAAAAGCAACAACACAAAAGGGAGCTTTAAAAGGATTACCCGATAAAAATTTTATTGAAGGTGCTTCATACCAAGTGATGCTGCCGGTAAAACGAAAATATTATACTTCTACTAATAAGGACCGTGGAATCAAAAGTGATCCCGATGGTAATCCTATTACATCAAAAGGTGAAAAAGATCACTGGGGAAGTACAGGTAAACATAGTGAAACTAGAACAGAACAAGTTCCAGTACAAATAGAAGTTATGAAGGATGGAGCTTTTCATATTTCTTGGAGAAGCACTGATAATTATGGTGACGACATAGAAAGATCTATGTATTACCAACCTGGAGAAACAGGAACACAAAACTACGCTGCCGATGAATTAGGACAAGGACTTTCTAAAGAAGAAGTGGTTATTACTGAACCTGAATTTTCATATACAGAACCAGATTATACAAGCACAACTCCAGATAATCCTAACCCCGATTCAGAAACGTACTTAGATTATGTTAATGATGCAGATGAAATTGTAGCAGCTATGGAAGAATGGGTTGTAGGCATGACTAAAAAAGATAAAATAAAAGCCGCTAATGAAATAAAACTGTATAATAGAACAGACGAGCATTTTGGTGATGCAACAGGAACTCAAAACGCGGATGGCGATTGGATTGAAGGGGAGAATAACTTGCCTATTAGGCTTAAAAAATCCATGGGCGGCGTTGCGTCAGGCCCGCCTCCTTTATCAGGACCCACTCCTCAAATGGGAGGGTTGCGTTCTTTACAGCCTGGTGATATATACAACAAGTGGATTAAATAATGGCAGATGATAATAAATATTCGCCTATAGAAAAGGCCTTACCTAATATTCAAAATCTGGATGCAGATAGAGAAGAAGCTGGAGTTGATGTTGATATTAGTGAAACAAAAACTGAGACTGAAGGTCCACGGATCACGGAACTGGGTGATGGAGGCGTTGAAGTTAATTTCGATCCTTCTCAAGTTAAACCTGGTAATCCCGATGATCACAACGCAAATTTAGCAGAACTTTTACCTGAAAATGCTTTAAGTCCTTTAGGATCAGATCTTTATGAAAAACAAATGGATTATAAAGTTTCTCGTAAAGAATGGGAATCAACTTATATTCAAGGACTTGATTTATTAGGATTCAAATACCAAACAAGAACACAACCTTTTGATGGAGCTTCAGGTGCCACGCACCCAGTTTTAGCAGAAGCAGTTACACAATTTCAAGCGCAAGCTTACAAAGAATTACTACCCGCAGGTGGCCCTGTAAGAACACAGGTTATGGGAATTTCAACACCTCAAAAAGATCAACAAGCACAACGTGTTAAAAATTACATGAATTTTATGTTGATGGATGAAATGGAAGGTTATGATGAAGATTTTGATCAAATGCTTTTCTATTTACCATTAGCAGGATCTACTTTTAAAAAAGTTTATTATGATGACATTAAACAACAAGCGGTTTCTAAATTTGTTCAAGCGGATGATTTACTTGTTCCTTATTCAGCAACTAGTTTAGAAGATGCAGAATGTATTATTCATGTTGTTAAAATGTCTTCTAACGAAATTAGAAAACAACAAGTGGCTGGTTTTTACAGAGATGTAGAATTAGGAACCCCGCCTATTATAGAAGATGAATTAAAAACAAAAGAAAGAGATTTAGAAGGTCAAAAAAGAACTAAACCTGAAGATATTTACACTCTGTATGAGTGCCACACGAATTTGGACCTGGAGGGCTTCGAAGACACTAATCCACAAACTGGAGAACCTACAGGGATCAAACTACCCTACATCGTTACAATCGATGCAGGAAGCCGTACAGTTCTTTCAATCAGAAAGAACTATGCGCCCAACGATCCAAACAAACGTAAAATCCAATATTTCGTCCATTTCAAATTTCTGCCTGGACTAGGATTTTATGGTTTCGGATTAATACATATGATTGGCGGATTGAGTCGTACCGCAACGGTCGCTCTCCGCCAATTATTAGATGCTGGTACATTATCCAATTTACCAGCCGGATTTAAAATGAGAGGTATTAGAATAAGAGATGATGCTTCTCCATTACAACCAGGAGAATGGAGAGATGTAGACGCTCCTGGAGGAAATTTAAAAGATTCATTTATGAATTTGCCTTATAAAGAACCATCACCGGTTCTAATGCAACTGATGGGAACAGTTGTAGAGGCAGGACAACGATTTGCTTCTATTGCCGATATGCAAGTAGGCGATGGAAATCAAGGAGCAGCTGTAGGAACTACAGTCGCTTTATTAGAAAGAGGCTCAAGAGTTATGAGTGCAATTCACAAAAGATTGTACGCAGGACTTAGAGATGAGTTTAAACTTCTAGCAAAAGTATTTGGTCAATCTTTACCACCTGAATATCCTTATGATGTTGTAGGTGCGCAAAGAACGATCAAAGCAGCAGACTTCGACGAACGGATAGACATTTTACCAGTTGCTGATCCTAATATAAATAGTCAGACGCAACGAATAAGTATGGCTCAAACTGAATTACAGTTAGCTATGTCAAACCCCAAAATGCATAACTTATATGAATGTTATCGTACAATGTATACGGCGTTAGGAATTAAGGACATCGATAAGGTGTTACCTCCTCCGCCACCCCCACAGCCTAAAGATCCTGCGTTAGAGCATATTGATGCTTTAGCTCAGAAAAATTTTCAAGCTTATCAGGGACAAGACCATAGAGCACATGTAAGTGCACACTTACATTTTATGGCCATGAATATGGTACGTAATAACCCGGTCGTCATGGCTGCCATAGAAAAAAATATTTTAGAACACATTAGCTTAATGGCTACTGAACAAGTTCAAATGGAGTTTCCAGAAGAAACAGCTCAAATGCAACAAATGATGCAAATGTCTCAGCAGAATCCTCAGGATCAACAGATACAAATGCAAATGCAACAAATACAGCAAAAGATAGAGGCTAGAAAAGCTGCTTTGGTAGCTGAGATTAGTGAAGACTTTATGAAGGAAGAGAAAAAAATTACTTCTCAGTTTGATCATGATCCATTACTTAAACTTAAATCTCGAGAAATTGATTTAAAAGCTATGGATACTCAAAGAAAAGAAGAAGAACTAACTCAACGTAAAAATATTGAAAATGCTAAATTAATATCTAGAGAGGGTATTGAAGACGATAAATTAGAGCAAAATGAAGAATTAGCTCATTTAAGAGCAGATACTTCTTTGACCAAGCAAACAATGTCTGATAGAGTTAAAATGGACGTTGCAAATATTAAACGAAAAGACGTTAATACATTAAAAGGTCCAAAATCATAGGAGAAAAAATGGAAAAGAAAAAAAGTAAAGAACCTAAGATTACAACTGGAATAGGAATTGCTAAAGATGGTTTACCAACAGGTGGTAAAGAAATCGAAGCAACTAATCCAAATGAATCTCAAGTGGTTCAAGTTAGAGGCACAAGTAG